GCAAACTGGGATGATAACTTCAATCTAACTCATGAAGAACCAACTGTACCTGGCAGGTACATTGTCTTCCCACCTACTATTAGACACAATGCTACCCCTAATCTCGGTACTTGTGACAGAATAACAGTAGCAGCGAATTGGTTCCCAACAGGACTGATTAATTCCAGTGGTGTTTCCCACCTTAATATTAAAGTTATACAATGAAAGAAATTGAAGAAAAGTTTATGACACAAGGTAAGTTTACCTCTCTAGTTGAGGACAGGGTAAAGGACAGCAATGGTCTTATAAATTATATCGAGGGTGTAGCCTCAGTGTGTGAAGAGTTTGAGATTGAGGTGGAGACAGTGGGTAAACTGATCTCGAAACCATTAAAAGACAAGATCAAATGGGATGCACAGCAATTAAACTACATTAAAAGGACAAGCAAAGGCATTTTAAACCTATGAATGACAATTTCTTTCAATCAGACGTAGTACAAAAGGAACTAGAGTCAATTCAAGAGTGCTATACAGAACTCTTGAAGATGTCTGCTGGTTTGAAGGATTTCAATCCACATGAGAGACTAGAGCACATTGAGAAGACTCTAGAGTTAGTAGCAAAGCAGAAGGTATTTTATGCACGTCTACAGTTGGCGGCTAATGAGTTACAAGATGATGACTCTGCAAAGGAAATCAAGAAGAGGATCGAGATGATGTCCACCGAGTATAGTGGTGGTCTTAACCTCAATATAGTGTTAGATCAGATGGAGGATAAACTCCGTCAATGGAGAAATGATCTTAAAGATCAGGGTGTTGACAAGCCTAAATAGTCGTGCTACTATAATCCAGTAGCAATATCACAATACAATTTCGGAGACAAATACGAATGTCATTTGCATCATTAAAGAGCAAGTCTGGTAAGTTTGCTAAGCTTACACAACAGATTGAAAACCTTTCCAAACCTCAAGGAAGGGGTCCAGACGAAAGACTCTGGAAACCAGAGGTAGATAAGAGTGGTAACGGTTATGCTGTTATCCGTTTCCTACCAGAGCCAGACGGAGAAGATCTCCCTTGGGCACAGGTATGGAGTCATGCATTTCAAGGACCAGGTGGTTGGTACATTGAGAATTCTCTCACCACACTTAACCAAAAGGATCCTGTCGGTGAATTAAATAGGACGCTATGGAATAGTGGACTAGACGCAGACAAAGATACTGCACGTAAGCAGAAGCGTAAGCTTTCTTACTACAGCAACATCTATGTCGTTAAGGATCAACTTCATCCTGAGAATGAAGGTAAAGTATTCTTATATAAGTATGGTAAGAAAATTCATGACAAGATTGCATCAGCGATGCAACCACAGTTTGAAGATGAAACTCCAATCAACCCCTTCGATCTTTGGAAGGGTGCTAACTTCAAAATCAAGATCCAGACTATAGGCGGTTACTGGAATTATGATAAGAGTGAGTTTGATGCTCCCTCAGTGTTAGGAGGATTGGAAGACGATGATCTTGAAAAGGTTTGGAAGTCACAGTATTCTCTTAAAGAATTTACTGATCTTAAGAACTTCAAATCCTACGAGGATTTATCTGCACGTTTGAATATTGTGCTTAACAAGTCAACAAGACCTGTGGTTCAAACCAACGAAGAGGATGAAGAACTAGCTCCTCTTACTAGTCCAGTTGTCAAAGCGGACCCTCCTGCACCCACAAAGTCAGGTTTCGGTGCTAAGATAAAGGAAGTTGAAGAGGCAGGTGATTCACCTGATTTATCCTACTTCGCTGCCCTTGCTAACGAAGACTAATGAAGAAACTACTACTGCTCCCACTTCTGCTTATTGGTACACTACCAGTCCGTGCAGAAGCACTAACTTGGAATGAGTTTTGGGAGCCGTTTGTAGAATCTTATCATCATGGACACGATCATGGAAGTGGACATTGGCATGATTGGAGGTATGACCACCATCATGGACATCCACATTACGGTCCATATCGTAGGAGATGTGAAGTTACAATCACAAAGAAATACTGGGTACCAGGTCATTACCTAGGTCATGGCAACACATGGATCCCAGGATATTATGAGCGACGTGATGTGATTGAGTGGGAGCGTTGTAGACGCTAACTCGTATATTATTTCGATTTTTGAACAAGAAAAACCCCCGAAAAAATCGGGGGTATTTTTTTGCTCTGTAGGTTTTTTAATATCCGCTAGATCCAAATTGATTACTTGTAATTCCACTATCTTGAGGACCAGTAGTTTGATTCGTAGTTACCACTGTGGTACCATCTGATAATACGTCACCTTGCTCAATAGTCGGTCCAGAGGTGTCAAACTCCCTAGATGAGTAATCTTGCTCTGAAGCAAATTCGATAGAACTCGTTTCACCGATATTTGTGTTATAAGACGGTTTAACGGTCTGAAACTGCTCTTGGGTAGTATTGAGTGATCTCTTAGCTCCCGATGTAGGGTCAGTTTCGCTATTTGGAAGATATCCGCATAAAGTGCTAAATTCTTCAACAAACCCATTTATGAAAGGTTTCTTCAAAAGGTAAATATTGCGTTTGAAGTCATTTTTCATCATTTCGTGTTCATAGACAGAAATGGGTCTAACTGTCTCATCCTTTGGTACCAGTGTACCGTCAGGTCTGGTATATGTGTAAGTTTCGGGCACAATACGATCTTCTTTCACCAGTACTCTTCCCTTCTGATCTTTGATTCTCATAGTTACCCAGTGATGGACAGAATCAGCATCCTCTTCATATGTGCTGGCAATATACCTTTCTAACTCATCTTCGGATAAGGGCCATTCATCATATACGTTGATTATATTGTTACATAGCAAAACAACCCAGTCATATCCCATATTGCCATATTTCTTATAAGCAACTTGATCAGGTCTTTCATTGACTCTAATGGTATATTGGTCAAATCCCAATACGACATCTTGCAGTCTTTCACGTAATACGATCCTTCTAAAGAGGTTTTTAGCAAGTTTATAAGGATCTACGTTATTTTGACGATAACTTGATGTCCTGACCATTACGTCAGGTAAGTGAGTAAAATATGCCATTGGTTAAAACCTCGCCCAGGGATTTCTTTCAGGATTATTGACAACAACACCATCAATTCTAAGTTCAAGTCCTAATGCATCATATTCCTCAATCGTACTTATTTCTCTTGTCACACCATTTTCGGTGATGGTTGTCGTATACCCATCACCTCTATCAACAGGTTCTGGATCAATTGCTTGATCTCCACCGTTACCACTAGTGTGATCGGTGAAACCGTAAGTTTCCTTAGTAAGGAATTCAGTCTCTTTGAAGTTTAATTTCAATTGATACTTTAAAGCACCAAAATCAAAGAATCTACTATCAGTCATCGCAGATCTTAAAGAAGTGAAATCTGGCATACTGACATCAACACCAGTGCAAACCATCTTAGTTGGAAATTGCATAACTTGACTTAAGATACCTTGACTACCACCTTGATTGGGGTTACTAATACTTTCATTACCACCACCTTTATCGACATATCTGACAGTAGTAAGACGGAAGTATTCTGGTATTGTTAACCAGTTTTCTCCACTTTTGCCAGGTAGTGAGTATCCTCTAAATTTACGAATAATGTCATATATGGTCATGGCATCATCAGTGCTCTTTGGTACCATTTCCCAAGTCCAAGAGTGTCCCCTGAAGTTACCCTGACCTTCGTATGTTGCTTCAGCGTATGGGTTGAATATCGTTTTATTAACTATTGAGCTTAGTTGGTTCTTATCAAGACTTGCATCACCACCAGCAGTAGCAATAGCAGCATTAATTACCTTAGTTGCTGCTTTATAACCCAATGCGGACATTGCTCCTTCTGCTGTGCCCTTAATCTTATCGGCAACAGATTCAGTGTTGATTTCACCAGATTGACCATCAACTACATCTCCTGCAATACCGAGTAATTCTTTACCAATTCTTCCTAATTCTACCTTACCCCAACCTTGTGTGTGACTTTCACTTAGTGACTTGGGTAAATAGAGATATATCGTATCTAATAACCTCTCGGTTTTGTGATCAAATACATCAAATTTTAGATAATCGATTACTTCAGTTGGAAAAGCTGCCCCATCTGTAATTGTTTCTCTACTACTTGCTGAATTGACACCCAGTGGTTTAGCACTTGGAAATACTAGGGTTTTCTTCGACATGGCATACAAAGGAAAGTTTCGACCATCAAACAAACATAAGTACAAAGGTGATCACACTAATATTATTTATAGGAGTTTGTGGGAAAAAAAGTTTATGCATTGGTGTGACAAGAATGTAAACGTATTGGAGTGGGGAAGTGAAGAGATTATTATTCCTTATAAGTCTCCTTTGGATAACAGGATTCACCGTTATTATCCTGATTTTTATGTCAGAGCAAGGACCAAGGATGGAAGAATCGCCAAATCGATTATTGAAATTAAACCAGCTGCACAAACTAAGCCCCCGAAACGTAAATCGCAGAAGGCTTTAACCTTCTTAACGGAAGTTAAGACTTGGAATGTAAATAGTGCTAAGTGGAGAGCAGCAAGACAGTATTGTGCTCATAAGAATATGCGATTTATCATACTGACCGAAAAACACTTAAATGTATGAGTATCTTCACAGACATAAAAGACTTAGGGGGTGGCAAACGCCAGTCTAAACAATGGTATAGAGAGCAACTACAGTATGGGTTGGAGGCATATTCACGTGGATTTATTGTGGGTGATATTATATTCTTCAATTACTCAGCCCAGACACCAGATTTGAAATTCTGGGATACATACCCTATGGTACTAATCACAGATGTAGATTATGGGAAGAAGCAGTTTTCTGGGGGTAATCTGCATTATCTGAGACCTAATAGTAGAAAAAGTATGGCAAATACCTGGGCTGCGGGTAGTATTTCATATCCTATGCGTTGCCACCATAAATACTTTATGTCTAGTGTCACCAGAGCATATTATGTACCTCAAGACGAGTTGAAAGACATGACACCACTCCCAGTGGAGCAATTTGTTATTAGACCCAAAGGACTTGGTAGAACTATGGAAGTCCCAAGTAGCATAATCTGGAGTAGATTAAAGTAATGCAAAACAGTTTCAAAGATTTTAGAGACCAGGTTACCTCTGGTAAACTCGAACCATCTAGGTCGAATCTTTATGGTGTCAAATTATATCTCCCTACATGCTTACAAGCAAATACCAAGTTTATCAATCAAGATAGGAGACATGCATTTCAGTCCATGAATTACATGGCAGATAGTGTAACTATACCTGGTAAGAGAATACAAGATCAGAAAGTAGCAGCAGCATGGCAAGGTGCATCATATTCACATGCTAGGATGCAGCAGCATGGGGATCTGGATATTACTTTCCTAACAGATAAGTATCAATATCATCGTCAATTCTTTGAGCATTGGATGAACTGG